GTCATGAACCGCAGAAGCTGTTTATGACAAGGGACAAATTATGTCACACTGTCACTACCATCGCAAGGAATTCTTACGTATTTGGAACAGAATACGCTCCATATGCTTACGATGGGCCGAGTCGATGAACTTAAGAATCTCAATATCACTATTGATTTTAATCTTTCGTTCAACCGAAGCCTGAGGAAGGTCTATCATAGATAGGACCCCTTCAAGTTTGTCTACAAATGCTAACATAGCATCGAGACCTCGATACCCCACGTCTAGATCCTGTCTCATGGCATCTGCCTCTAAAACAAATCTATTTAACATAGAGTGTAGAACTGTCGCAATCGCAAAGAGCAGCCCCGGATCAAAGTTCTTCCTATAAGTGGATGGAACAATAGTCTCTAATCATGTATTGACTTGGTTGTCAATGAACATATCCGAATCAATCCTACGGAAAAGGTTGTTAATCTTTTCGATGACAATCGCCTCGTAGTAAGGCCGGAATATGTTCCAATAGTTACCATACTTATCTGGTACATTGGGCATGATAGGCGGCATTGCCCGATTCTTATAATAATAAGAAATCACACTTATCAGGTGTTCTTGGGGTACCACATCTATCAACTTTCCAAAGGAATGTGTCGGATTCATAGGATCCATGAATGCCCTAATTAACCATTGGCTAGACAGCTTACGCTGCTTTACCAAAGAGGCTAAAATAGAGATCAAGGAAACTTTAGTAAACCATGTAGGTGCAGTGTTGGGTTTCGATCAAGGTAAACCTTTCACGGCCAACCAAAACATCCCCATAGGCTTACTGCTAATCGCCTTATTCATCATGAATTGGGCTATAGCTATCCGACCCCGCAATGAATTCTGTGAAAACAGTTGTTTTCAAGATATTGCTGAAGCATCTAGAGAATTAACTCCAAAACGCTTAGCAAACTCAAATACAGGTCGACTCTCCGAAATTAAAGATTTCGAGAGATTTATCGATATTCCTAGGAAGTCACATAGTTTCAAGTACTGCTCAGCAATACCACTATTGAAGATAACTAGATCATCTCCCAATATCTCATATTCGGTATTCCAGCTCCGCAAAGACTTATAATTAAGACTTGCAGAAAGCTGTAATAACAAATGATGAGTAATCGCTAGCATATTCCATGAAGACAAGGCCCCCATGGGCTGACCAACTGCATATTTCACACTATTCGTGTGAATCCCGTATCTCTCTGCCTGAGGAGGCAAGAGATATTCCCGGTTTGTTAGCA